TTTACCGTGATCTAAATCTCCAGTGGTTCCATCTATAGAGATACCTTTCTTGTAATCTATGGTTCTACGTCTGCCATAAGAGCCTTTGTATTTTAATTTGCCCTTAGCATTGGTTGCGCCATAAGGCATTTGTTTACTTCTGACGTGCTTTGTAGCTCGGGTAGGTAGTGTGCTGCTTCCTACCCCTGCGGCTTTTTTACTTCTTGAGTCTCCTCTTCAGAATCTTCAGAATCTTTAGGGTTTTCTTCAAAGTCTTCTTCTGTATCATTTTCAGGGGTCTCTTCAGAAGACTCAGAACCAGAACTAATATGTTTAGCCATATCAATCATGCTTCTAATAAATTCTACCAAAGAAGCATAGCTGTCTGGATCAGTTTCTTTCATTGCTTCAATGCTGTCTTTATTAGCTTTAAGTGTATTAAGGGTATCAATTAATCTAGCCTTAGCATCGTCCATGTTGGCACTTTCAGGTTGATCATTAAGGTCTTGAGAAAGTAAATTAAAAAGCTCTTGTTCGTCATCGCTAAGATCGGGCTCATCAACCATATCTGGATCATTTTCGTCAAATTCGTTAAGGTCATCTCCAGACTCATCAATTCCATCATCACAGTCTTCATCACCTGGATGGCATTCACTCTCATCAAGTTCAGGTATTTCAGCTGTTTCTTCAATATCGTCTTCGTCTTCTATATCTCTTTCAGCCATTGCAGCATCGTCTTCTTCTGCAATTTCTTCTTCATCAGTTTCACTTTCCGTAGAATCATGAAGTTCTTTTTCTTCAGGAGTAAGACCCTCTTCGTGCTCAGGAATTCTGTCTTCCATTTCTGGAACTTCTTCAGAGTATTCATCAGCAACTTCTTCATCAGCATTATCTTCTACTTCAGAGGCAGTAGCTTCACCTTCAACAAAGTCTTCTTCAGCAACGTCACCTTCAGGTGGAATATCTTCGCCTTCAGCATCTTCAAGTTCATCAGATTCTTCAGCTTCTTCATGGTTAACTTCACCGTCACCATCAAGATCATCTTGTTCTGGATCAATTTCACCATGATCTTCTTCTAAATCAGGAGTACCATCATTGTCAAGATCTTCTTCTTCGTTTTCCATAGAATCAGCTGCGTTTTTATTACCAACAAGTGAATTAGCCGCATCAGCAAGTGAGTCACCAATGCCACAAACTAAATCATGACCACTTAAATTTTTATAATTATTTTTAACTTCTTCTAATCCTTGAAGGGCTTCTTCTGGAACCATAGCAATAACTTCGTCAGAAGTTCTAGATATAATAGTACCTCTAGAGTTTTCTACCCAAGAAGCAATAACGTCTGAAGCATCATGCAGGCTTCTAGAGGCCTGAGAAAGACCAACATGATCATTGGCATTAATATGGTCGATAAGCTTCTGAGAAACATTTGAAGCATTAAAGGCTACAAACTTGGTTGTACTTCTTAACTCAGGATTAGGATTGTACATCTCTTTCCCATTTTGAGCAGCTTGAGCATCTGTGCCTTCGGATTTTTCAACACTTGCATTTTCATTAATTTTATTTTTTATTTTTTTCCATTCATTTTGGTGATATTCAGCAGACTTTGCATGCATTTTAGATGTATTAGGGTCTCTTTTTTTTGATTCTTTTGCGCTATAAGCATGTCTATTATATTCTCTATCGTGATAATCTAGCATAGATTGTAAATTTTTCATTTCTTTACCCTTTTCAAACTTTGTAGAAGCATATTTATATTTTCAGGATCCCAACCTTTAGAGAATTTGAGCTTAACTCCGTTTTCTGTTTTTTTTAACCATACTTTTTTGTTTCTATCATCTCCTGAGCAAATACATCCAGAAACCCAGCCATCAGTATCAAACAAAGAAGAGCCACAATCACCACATACAGCTTTTTCAGATTTTTCAAAAGAAATCTCAAATTCTTTTTTTGGTTCAGGTTGCTTTTTAGCATCTAGGAAGCGTCTGAGTTTTAATTCTTTTTTCTGATTTTTCTGATCGTCCATATCTCTCTGCGCCTCCAAATGAGCAAGAATTCTGTTTAGCTTGTCGTTTATAAACTGATCTCTAGCCTCTCTTATTTCCATTCTGTTCGAAACAACATTATTTATAAGATCATAAACTTTCAATCTTTCATCTATAATTTCTTGAAGTTTAATAGTATTGTCTGCTGGGTTTTCTTGTTTTTCAGCCACAGGAGCGTCATTAAAATCATAAAGCTCAAAGCTGGTCATAAGAAGCATAGCCATTCCTGGGATACTTCTGTATTTAAAAGTGTATTTTACTTTATTGTCTTGTCTAATTTCACCATTGTAATCATCTGGGCCATGTTTATTAATTGTCCAGTTAGAATTGGGAGCAAAAGGAATATCAGCTTCTCTTACGTCACCATTATTCATGCCAGCTACACAATTAGAGACAAAAGATAGGATTGTTCTAGGCACTACTTGCATAGCTATTTCTAACTCCCTAGGATCTAGGGCAGTGTTTGTAGTAGGCTTGTATATCTCAAACTTTTTCAGTTCTTCAAAGATATCTTCGCCTAATAAATTTTTACAAATAGTACGATAGTCCTTCATTTATCTTCCTTAAGGGTAAATAGGTGACTCTATCGTACTGTCATCCTCTATCAACATTGCACCAGCAGCAGTGATAGTGTCGTAAGGACCAGTGTTTACTACGCTTCCAACAGGAGCAAGACCAGCAGGCACTATTACACTTTTGTATAGACCAGTGGAGTCTTCAAGGGTATAACCAGCAGCAGCCAATTGAAGCATAATTCCTTTCCCAACATAAGTAGCTGTGCCACCTAAAAAATGAGTAGTGGTTGTTGAAGTTACTTCGATTGCTTTTGGAACTGGAAGTACAGCTTGCATTTGTTTCTGAGCACCAGTAGACTCATTAAACTGGATATTGCTGATAGAGCTTGGATCAGTTGTGCCTTTTGTTCTTCTTTTGCTTGACATATTTTTTTCCTCTTTAATTAAAGATTAAAGCTTCTGTATATCTGTAAATATAACCATACATTTGTGGATAAGTGCTTGGATTATTAAGAGATTTTGCAAAATGTCTGCTTATATTTAAATTATCTGCACAGGTAACTTTATTGGACCAAACGCCCACTAGTTTCCCCTGTTTATATACAGCCTTCTTACCTGGGCTGGCTTTTTGCACGCAGATGGCTTTGTATACCTCAAACTTTCTTTTATTCTTTTTGAGGTTGGCCTCTGAAATGTTTTTCTTGTTGTTGGTTTTTGTACTTAATTCGTATTTTCTGCTTAGGAAATTATCAATATTGTCGCCTACATATTCGAAAACGTATCCTCTGTAGGTTTTATTGTTTTTATTGAGACAGCTACTAATAGACTGAGCCTGGATTCCCAAATCCTTAGCACAAACACTTTTGTTTTCCCACATTCCAATCAGGCTGCCTTTTTTGTACTTTTTTCCCTTTTTACCATTGTTCTTTATTAAAATAGCAAGGTATACCCTAAAGGGCTTGCAGTGTTTTGCCAAAAGCTTCTTGGAGAGCTTTTCCCTGGTTTCTGCTGAGTTCTTTGAATTGTTTCCACCGTGTCTTATATTATAACCATTTCTTATGGAATTGTGTTTGTTTATCCAAAACACCTCTTGATTGTTTAGTTCACTTAAGCTGGAACAATTTTGTATAATTTCTGCTTTGAAGTTTTCCACCCCATACTTTTGGATGGCCCTGTATAGTTTTCTTTGAGAGAAGTCCCTGCAGTGCTCTTTCCATCTTTGTGCAAGGTCCCTAGTGGTCTGGCCTATGTAGGTTTTGCTGTTGATTTTGTTGGTGATTTTATAAATAACCATTACTCATCGTCCACTATATTCATATTTACCTTGATAGGAGTATACGAGGGAGCAATTTCGTCAGGTTTTTCTTTGGTTCTTTTTGTTTTTTTCTCAGTATTTTCAGGCTTTTGAGAATTAACTTGATTGTGGTAGACGTACTCGCGCTGTACTACAGCATAATAAGGCATTCTAGCCGTTTTTCTAATTCCGCCTTCAGTTACTCTGCCTACTCTTAACTCATTAGGAATAGAAAGTATATAATAGTGAGCATTATATAAATATCTTATTGAATATACTCGACCCTTTCCTGTATCTGGATCAATTCCTGGATTTTTTTGTCCAGGAAGCCATTCAATGTTTCCACTAGAGTTAACTTTAAAATGTCTGCCAGCTATATATTCTATACCCTGAGAATCTTCTAAGTATTCCACACAAGTAATAGGAAATTGAGCCTGATCAGTGCCGTTAGGATTATATGTCATTTTTTGCCAATTAGGGACCTCAACATCAGCATCTTTGATGTAAACTCTATCTCCAGGTGCTAAGTGTATTCTTTTGCCACCGCTATCTTGTCCATTTTTATTATAAAAACGAGGCATTATCAATCTGGCCACTGATTCATCAAACAAGCCACCATCAATGGCATTTTTGTTCTTGTTATTAGAAACCATAGCAGCAGTAAATTCACCAGCACAGATATACTTAAAGCCATTAGATGCTGAAATATCAGCAGCATCAACCTTCCTGTAATCGCCACGCTCCTTTATACCAACAGAAGAAGGTACAGCTTTATAATGGATAAAATCCACACCTTGACTATTTACAAATTTTTCATCCTGATCAAGATTTATGGTAACTTGCCAATCAATATCTGGATTAGAAACTAACTGGTTGCCTTTTGGTTTTTTATTTGCCATTATTTTCTCCAATGTATTCAAAAATATAGCCCTTATGTGCCATTCTTTTACCAATCAATACGGAAGAAATTTTTTTATTACAAATTTTTAGATCTTCAGCACAAGTTGTTTTGTTTTCCCAAGTTCCTATTAATTTACCTTTTTTATAAATTCTGCCTTTGACACCACCATTATATAGTAGAATACTTTCATAAACATTAAAAGGCTTTTTTCTTTTTTTTAAAAGACCTAAAACAGAATTTTTTATATTTTTATCCCTAATTTCTGGATTATTCCAATTTTTTAAGGCTCTTTTAGAAGCTTTTAATTTTTCTTCTTTTGTGTTTTTGTTTTTTTTTAATTTTTTAGATATATTTTTTTTATGTTTAGGGTTTTGCCACATTTTTTTAGATTTTTTAGATATCTTATTTTTTGTCTCCTTGGAGTGTTTGCTGTTTGCACCGCCAGTGGCCAAATTATAGCCATTCTCGATGGAGTTTAGCTCTTTTATCCAATATTCTTCAGCTTTATTTAAGTCACTTAAACTGGAACAATTTTCAATAATTTCAATCTTGAAATTTTTTTGATCATATTTTTGAATAGCCCTGGACAGCTTTGTACATTCTGAGCCCCTTCTGCAATGTTCGTTCCACCTCTCGTTAATGGACCTGGTCGTTTGTCCAATATATATTTTACCATTAATTTTATTTGTAATTCTATAAACAACCATTATTTTCCTGTAATATGTTGTTTCATAGAGTTCATAAGGGCTTCTTTGCCTTCATTCTGTATAAATTCTTTGTATTTTTCAAAATTTTGAATCTTGGCGTTTTCAATTTTGATATCACTAAGTTCACTACTCATGACTTCAATATTGTCACAGGTAACTACAAATTTGGCCTCTGTACCTTTTTTCAAGCAATAGATATCATAACCACTATTAACTAGAGATTTGCTTAGATTTTTTTCAAACGATACTACTTGTTCTTTAACGCCAGATTCATTTTTTTGTAAATTTTCAGCAAACCTAGCATTGTAGCGTTTTCTGAGTTGGTGTTTAACAATGGCAGGGTGAGAAGCATAAGCAAGAACTTTTTCTTTATCAGTAATAGAGTCTGAACCTACGGCCAAATTCAGGCCACCAATAGTTCTAACCATTTTAATTTTCTTGCTTTTATCGAGGGCTCCTACCTCTTCTACGCTTTCAATTTCTTTTGGATCAATCAACATACACAACTCCTATAGTATATGTTAAAGATTATGGCCAAAAGGTTAAATGTATTCAAAAATGTAGCCTTTGCAGCTTTTGTATTTACCATTTAATGTGGAAGAAATATTTTTATCGCTTATTTGCAAATCTTCTGCACAAACTGATTTGTTTTCCCAAATACCTACAAATTCTCCCTTTATGTAAACATTGTGCTTTTCCTTTACTGCTTTATATACTTTAAATGGTTTTGAAAAATTTTTAAGTCTAGTTTTTCTACTGTTTTTTATAGCCTTTTCTCTAGATTTTTCATTTTTCCACAATTTTGATGCTTTTTCAGACATTTTATCACTGTCTGCTAATTTAGAAAATATCTTTGACATTTTGGCTTTATATTTTGGATTTTTCCACATATTAATGCTGGTTTCTATAGATCTTTTGATAGTTTCGGGTCTGTTTTGTGCCACTTTTCCTATTTTTGACAGTTTTTCCCTAGTTTCTTTACAAGGGATTCTATTGTTGCCTCCTGATTGCAAATTATATCCATCTTCAATAGTGTTTAATTTTGATATCCAATATTCTTCTCTTTTATTAAGCTCTTTCATAGAATTGCATTTTTCAATAATTTCTATTTTGAAATTTTCTTTACCATATTTTTTAATTGAATTGTATAGCTTTGTACATTTCGAAGATTTATAAGTATGAGATTTAAATCTAGAATATATTGACCCTATAGTTTGTCCAACATAGACTTTTCCATTTATTTTGTTTGTAATTTTATAAATAACCATGCAATAAAGATTATTGCTTACGGTTTAATGCCTTTTTTAGCTGAATTTTGCAATATTTTCATGCCTTTTTTTACATGCCAATGATTTTTGATATCTTCGCCTCTTTTTATGGCATTTAACGTACCTTGACGACCATTGAGCCAGCTGTGCAGGATCTTGTGAGGATCATTGCCAAAAAGTTTTGCAGCTTTATTGTAATAATGACTTGCTAATTTTCGATCTAATTCTGGATCTTTGTGATAAGCTTCGTGAAAGTCTTTGCCTTTCAATTTAAGCAAATGTCCGTATTGTTTTTTTAATTCGGGGTTTTTTGAAATTAATTCTTTTGAGCTAAGGGGCATTATTCCATAGGCACTAGAACTTCTAGTGCCAGCATTAAGACCAGACGTAACTATTGCGTGATTGGTATTTTTTCCACCAGACGATTCTACCATCTTGATAGCGTCCAGAATCTGATCCTTGGAGTAGGAAGGTTTCTGGGTCTGTTGATCCACCTTTGGA